AAAAGTTCTGATTTTACCAATCAGGAGCAAAATGGGAAATTCACCAGTCGATAGAAACAAGGAAATTATGAGAGAAGTGTGGGGAACAACAAGTCTAACATCAGATTATTGGTCATTACCACACAAAACTAATGACGATCCAGAAGAAAGAGTAATTCAAGAGATTATGCATGATGATATTAGAACAGGTCAAAATTATCTTGAGGAATGAAGTATAAATAAAATCAAGAAAACTCTTAAAAAATGGTAATGGAGAGGATATCAAGAGGGTTTAAAGATATAAGTTTATCCTTCGACCCTCATCCTGTAAGTAAAGATGTTCAAGTGTTAAAAAACGAAGATGCAATTCGCAGATCTGTAAGAAATATTGTACAAACAATCCCTACAGAAAAGTTTTTTAATTCAATCTTTGGATCTAGTGTCAGAAGTTACTTGTTTAATTTTATTGATTTTGGTTCTGCATCACTAATTGCAGATGAAATTGAAACTTCAATTAATAACTTTGAACCAAGGGTAAATAATTTACAAGTAATTGTAGAACCTAGGCCCGATCAAAATACATTTAGTGCTACTATAATCTATGACATTATTGGACAAGAGTTTCCTACACAAGAGTATTCATTTCTATTAGAGGCAACAAGATAAAATGCCTTTTACAAAATTCACAAATCTAGACTTTGATCAAATAAAAGATTCTATCAAAGATTATCTTCGTGCTAATTCGAATTTCACGGGATTTGATTTTGAAGGTTCCAACTTTTCAGTTTTGATTGATACTTTAGCATATAATACTTATATAACGGCATTTAACTCTAACATGATTGTAAATGAGTCTTTTTTAGACTCTGCAACTCTTAGGGAGAATGTCGTTTCTTTAGCAAGAAATATTGGATATGTTCCAAGATCTAGAAATTCTGCAAAATCCGTAGTATCTTTTTCAGTTACAGTAGAGGGAACAGATACATCAAAATTATCTTTACAAAAAGGTTTGGTATGTAATGGTATCATTGAAAATTCATCATATTTATTTTCAATTGTAGAAGACATTACAGTTCAAACTGAAGATGCAAGTTTTGTTGGTGAAAACGGTAATATTGTTAATGCAGTAAGAGCAGATTTTGATAATATAGAAGTTTTTCAGGGAACATTTTTAACAAAACAGTTTACCTATGATGGGTCATTAGATCAGAGATTTATTTTAGATAATTCTTTTATTGACACTGCATCAATAAAAGTTTATGTTGATGGAGTGGAATATAGATTGGTTGATAATATTATTAATGTAACTGGTGAATCCACTATATTTTTAATTCAAGAGATACAAGATGAAAAATATGAATTATTATTTGGTGATGGGTTGATTGGAAAAAAATTACAAAATGCAGATGTTATCACAGTTAACTATTTGGTAACTGATGGTGAAGAAGGAAATGGTGCATCATTTTTCTCATTTGCAGGTAGAATAGTTGATAGTAATCAAAATCCAGTTTTACCACAACCATTTACTGTAAATACAGTGTCTAAAGCACAGAATGGTTCTGGAATTGAAAAGATAGATTCAATTAAGTATTTTGCTCCAAAGATATACTCTGCACAAAATAGAGCAGTAACTGGGCAAGATTATGAAGCTATTATTAAAGAAATCTATCCAGATACAGAATCTGTTTCTATTGTTGGTGGAGAAGAATTGGATCCACCAGAATTTGGTACAGTTCAAATATCAATCAAACCAAAAAATGGTCAGTTAATTAGTGAGTTTAATAAGTCACTAATACTTTCAGAACTTAAGAATTATTCTGTTTCTGGAATTAAACAAAATATTATTGACTTAAAGGTTTTGTATGTGGAATTAGATTCTTTTGTTTATTATGATGACTCAAAAATATCCACTCCACAGACACTTAAAACTAAAATATCAAATACTCTCAACAGTTATGCAAATTCTTTAGATTTAAATAAATTTGGGGGAAGATTTAAGTACAGTAAAGTTTTAAGAGCAATCGATGATACTGATACTGCTATTACATCAAACATTACTAGAGTAAAGATAAGAAGAAATTTAAATGCTCTTCTAAATCAATTTACTCAATATGAACTTTGTTTTGGTAATCAATTTCATGTAAATGATGGTGGATTTAATATTAAATCAACAGGATTTACAGTTGCCGGTGAAAGTGGTACTGTTTATTTTACTGATGTTCCAAATCCAGATAGAAAAACTGGATTAATTTCTGTTGTGAAAAATTTATCGAATGGGACAATTAGAGTTATTTCTAAATCTGCAGGAACAGTAGATTATATTAAGGGTGAAATTAATATTGGAACTATAAATATTACTTCCACAGAAAAATCAAATAATGTTATAGAAGTTCAAGCCATACCAGAATCTAATGATGTCGTGGGGTTACGTGATATTTTCTTGAAATTAGACATTTCTAATAGTGAAATAAATATGTTGAAAGATGTTATTTCTTCAGGTGAAGAAATATCAGGAACAGTTTTTAGAAAAAATTTCTATACATCAAGTTATTCAAACGGAAAATTAATCAGAGAGTAATATGATACATACTGGATTTGAATCTAGAGTAAAGATTCAAGATATAATTTCAAATCAACTTCCAGAATTTATTTTGGATGAAAGTCCAAAAACAGTTGATTTTCTAAAACAGTATTACATATCTCAAGAATACCAAGGTGGAACTGTAGATATTGCGGAAAATTTAGATCAATATTTAAAATTAGACAATTTAAAACCAGAAGTTATTGTTGATAATACAACTTTAGAAGCTTCTATTGGAGAAGATGATGATACTATTATTGTATCAAGCACTAAAGGATTCCCAACGAAGTATGGACTCCTCAAAATTGATGATGAAATTATTACGTATACTGGAATTACGACCAATAGATTTACTGGATGTATACGTGGTTTTAGTGGAATAACAGATTACCACAACGATTTGAAAGTAGAAGAATTAGTATTTGAACAATCTAAAAAATTATCACATATTAAAGATTCTAAAATAACGAATTTAAGTTCTCTATTTTTAAAAGAATTTTTTAAAAAGTTTAAGTTCACCTTTGCTCCTGGATTTGAAGGTAGAAAGTTTGATGATAGAATTGATGTAGGTAATTTCATTAAAGAAATAAAATCTCTTTATTCATCAAAAGGAACTGACGAATCTTTTAGAATTTTATTTAATGTGCTTTTTGGGCAAACTCCATCTATTATTAATTTAGAAGAATACTTGTTAAAATCTTCTAATGCAAATTATGTTAGATCTGACGTTGCAATTTTAGAACTTATTTCTGATGGAAATCCATTAAATGTAAAAGGCCAATCACTATTTAAAAATAAAAATTCTTTTATTTCTGCCGCAATTTCTGCAATAAGTCCTTTTACTAGAGGTCAAAAATTATATTATAGGGCATCTCTCTTTGTTGGATCAAATGATGGAATTGCAGCAGAAGAAACTTTTGATATAACTCAAAATACAAAATCATTAGAAGATGTAAATGTAGGTGATTCTATAATTAGTGTAGATTCTACTATTGGGTTTCCTGAATCTGGAACTATTTATTCGGGATCTAATAAAATAACCTACACTAATAAAAGTATTAATCAGTTTTTTGGATGTTCTGGTGTAGAAACTAAAATTTACTCCACAGATAACATTTATTCTGATAATACTTATTTTGCCTTTGAAAATGGAGATCCTTCAAAAAGAATCGATTTTAGATTGACTGGAGTCATTTCTAAATTTAATCAAGGTTCTGATAATATTACTATATCTGAGAATCAAAAAGTATCAGTACAAAGTATTGGTGATAATATTACAAATCCAGAGAACAATAAAAGTTATAAACAAATTTTCGCAAACTCTTGGATTTATAATACAAGTCCTTCAATTGACATTGAATCTATATCAGGATCTAATGTAATTCTAAAAAATTCTGTTGATAAATCACAATTAAAGAAAAATGATTTAGTAGAAATTGTAGATAGAGGTACAAATATAGTTGTATATCCAACTTCAACTTCTGACATTCCTTTTGTTAGTCAAAACATTTCTGTGGGGTCAAACCAAATATTTTTGTCAGGAAGCACTTTTTCTGAAAATGGACTTTATAAGTTAAGAAGAAAAGTCAATAAGGGATATAGTAATACTATCAATTTTTTAAATGGAAATGATTCTGAAATAACTGACATTCAAAATTTATATATTGAAGATGAAAAATTTGCATATGTTGCATCTAATTCTTTACCTTCAAGTAGATCCACTGGAATATCAACAGATTTTTTGTATAACTTAAACCCTAAACTGATTGAAAATTTTATTTCTTTTAACTCGGGATTTATAGCAGATAGAGATTTAGACACGGATGCATTTTCTACAATATCTTTTGAAGATGAAGTCCAATTTATAACTGGTGATAAAGTATTTTATGAATTTTCAGATAAAAGGTTATTCAATTTAAATAATGATGAATACTATGTAAAAGTAATTAACAACAATTCTATAAAATTATTTGAATCTATAAGCACAATAGACGATGATAAATTTGCTGTCAAGTTTTACTCAGATAATTATCCAGAATCCAATACAGAAGAAATCTCAGGTTCTCATATATTCACATTATCTTCCCAAAGTAATAAAAAATTATCTGGATCAAAGATTCTTAGAAAATTCCCAATCCCATCAAATATAGAAAACGGCAAATCTACAAATACCATTCCAGGTTTCCCTGTAGGGATGCTTATAAATGGTGTAGAAATCTCAAATTATAAATCAGAAGATAAAATATATTATGGTCCTCTTGAAGAAATTAGAGTATTGAATGGTGGAAAAAATTATGATGTTATTAATTTACCAAAAATAAAAATAAATGGTGGATCAGAAGAAGCTTTAGCAATACCAGTTATCACAGGAACAATAACAGATATTAATGTAATTCCTCAAGAATTTGATATTGAACAAATTACAAGTGTTGATATTGAAGGTGGAAATTCTAAAGGAGGAGTATTACAACCAATATTAGTAAAAAGAAGAAGAGATGTTTTATTTGATGCAAGAAAAACTACACAGGGTGGTGGTATTGATCTATCTACCAATCAGATAACATTTTTAGAAAATCATAATTTCTTTAATGGTCAAGAAGTAATTTATTTCAATAATGGAAATAATAATATTAGTATTGGTTTAGGATCATCTACTCTTACAAATAATAGTTCTTACTTTGTGTCTGTAAACAACAGCACAACAATTCAATTACATGAAACATTTGAAGATGCGATAAATGATACAAATCCAATAGGATTTGGTGGAACTTCTTTTACTGGAAATCAAAAATTTAAAACCGCAGAATTTAAAAATACTCTTACCGAGGTTAGAGTTATTGATGGAGGATCATTTACAAACAGACAATTATATGTAAAAACTTCGGGAATATCCACTGCAAAAAATACAATTAACTTTAAAGATCATGGATTTTCCACGGGAGAAATTGTTGAATACTTTATTGATTCTGGAGGTTCTACAATATCTGGTCTTTCTACATCAAATAGATATTATGTTGTAACAAATAATAAAGATTCTTTTCAATTATGCGATGCTGGTGTAGGAAATACAATATCATCTAATTTTGAAAGAAGAAATATTGTTAAATTATCATCGACAGGATCTGGATATCAAAAGTTTAAGTATCCAGATGTCAAAATAACTGTAAATTTATCACCTGTAGGATCTGCAGTTTCAGTAACAAAATCTATACAAGTTTCACCAGTTATCAAAGGATCTATAGAAAAAATTTATGTTTATAATAAAGGTCTTGGATATGGGTCAAAAACATTAAATTTTGAAAAATATCCAAAAATATCTTTACAAAATGGAAGAGAAGCAAGCATTGTACCTAACATTGTTGCGGGATTTTTACTATCTGTTAATATTGAATTTGGGGGTATTGAATATTTTTCTGAACCTGATTTGGAATTATTTGATCCTACCGGAAAGGGATCTGGTGCTAAATTGAAAGCGAATATCTCTGATTCTAGAATTTCTTCAGTCACGATAATTAACAAAGGAGCAAATTATTCACCTAATAGTAAAATTATAATAAGACCTAGAGGACTTAATGCTGTATATGAAGGAAAGATTAGATCTTTAACTGTAAATTCTTTACAAAAGAGACCTGGATTATATCATGAATTAAAAAATAAAGACCAAGGTCTTTCTTTTATGTTCAATGGATACTCAAATAGTTTAAGAGATTCTTTTGGAGATATTTCTTCTTCAAATTCTGGCATTATTGGATGGGCTTATGACGGAAATCCAATATACGGTCCTTATGGATTACTAGATCCTACAGATATAAATTCAACAACAAAGACATTAGTTTCTGGATATAGTATAGACACTTCAAAAGTTATTGATAGACCTTCTGAGTTTGTTGATGGATTT